GCAATCCAGCGCGAGGCGAACCGCGACCCCAACAAGATCTACCTCGACCCGGATCAATACAAGCGCGGCCTCGGCGCTTACGCGCCGCCCTTCCAGCCTGTCGGGCCGCCCCGCCTCGCGCCTCAGACGGGCGACTTGTCGAAAATGAACCCCGCGATGCGCGGCCCTGATTATGGGCCGACGCGCGAGGATCAGCTGCGCGCGCTCTATCACTCGGTTCCGGGACCGGGAACGGGACAGCAGCCAACGCAGCAGGCCGCGCCAATTGATCCCGACTCGCAGCGCAGCGTCTTCGACCGCGATCCAGATACCGGCGCCTATAGGAACGGCAATTATTACGATCCGCTGGCGCGGCATCCAACCCCGCTCGGAAACGCGCTCCTGGGATTCACCGCCGCCGTCTTGAGCGGAGGGGAAGCTGGCGAAGGAATGCTGGAACCAGCTAACGTCGCGCCCGCCGCCGCGCAATCGATCCTGCAGGCCGCCACGCCGCCCAGCGAAGTGAGCCAAGGCGTCGTCGGCCCCCGCGACGTCAAGCGGCGTTCCGTCCAAGATATGGAACAGCGCATCCCATATCAGGAGCGCGTCGTCTCGCCCAATCCCACACGGCTGGTCAACGGCCAACCTTTTAGCTCGCTCGATATGAATGCGCCATCCGAAGGCTTTCTCCCCATGATCCACATGGGGCCGGAAAAGGCCGAGACTATGAACCAAGGGCTCTTTCAGGACGCGATCCGCGAGAGCGAGATGGAGGGCGGATCAGCCGCCGCCGAGGCCGTGCGCAAAACCGGCATGCGACCGCCCACTGCGCAATTCCTCGATACCGCCATGTCGTACCCGCAGCGCGCGCGCTACTGGTATGAACTCTCGGGCGAAGGCTTCACCGGCAATCACTTCGACCTGCCGCCCCAACATCAAAGCGCGATGATCGACAACACCGCAGCCACGAGCGGAGGAGCGGAACCCTACACCAACATGAAGCGCTCCATCGGCACTTACGCCGAGAACCTGCAAGGCGTGCCCATCATGGTGGACCTGCGCGACCCGGCCTCAGTGCGCCACGCGCTCGACCCCAGCATCTCGCAGCTGGGAACGCTCAAGTACAACAACTTCGCGGGCACGATGAAGTACACCACGGGCCTCCACAATCAACCGCCGCTTTCCGTCAACGACGTGCAAATGGCCAAGATATTCGGGGTCAAGGGCGAGGACATCGGCAAGAACCCGGTGCTCTACGAAGTGATGAGCCGGTACATCAATAAAGTGCGCGACGCGCAAAACGCAGCATCGCCGCCGGGATCGCAGCCGTGGGAGACGTGGCAGGTCCAGGCGCCAGCTTGGGTCCACCAACGGGCGCTCGACAACCCGGCCAAGGCCAGCGCGTATGACGACTACGCGCAGGTCACGCCGCGCATCATTCAGGAACTGCAAGCCGCAGGCATCCCGACGCCGAACGGCAAAATCACCATGGACACGCTCATGGACCCGCGCACGCCGAACGCCATGAGCGGAACGCGCGAGACCCTCATGGGTACGCCCGTCGCTACCGTCGAGACGGCCACCGAGAAGACGCCCGAAGGACTGGCGGCGACCAACACGCGCAGGCTGCTCGACCAATACGACCCCAACGAGCCGTGGGTGCGCGAGGCCATCGCCAAGTACACGCAAATCCAACGCAACGCCATGACGGACTTCGCCGAGCGCCACGCGAAGCAGCCCAGCTTGGTCTCGCAGTTGATGAGCGAGATTCTCGGACAGAAGGTCGACACGTCACGCATCGAGTCGAATGGCTGGGGAACCTACGAAGGGAACATCAGCCCGAATGTGCGCATCCCCATGGGCGGCGCGGGGTCGAAGGGGTTCGTCGCTCTCAGCAGACCCCAGCGCGAAGCGTTTCTCAGCATGTTGGGCGAAGACCTGAACCAGGATGCCATGGCCGCATCGCACTTCAGCACGATACCGCTCCATCAGGCCGACGCCAACAAGACCTATTCGGTATTCATGCATCGTTTCGATGGCCGCGTGGACCAGCCAGCGATTCAAGAGTTCAGCCGCCAGATCGGCTATCCCGTTAATGTTTCACAGGTTCCAAATGGAGTGCTGGTGGACGTGAATATAGGAGGGTTCGACACGCGGCCCAGCTATCAGCAGATCGAGAGCGCCGCCAACGCAACCTTTGCCGGTGACGACAACGTCCATGATCTTAGGATATTTGGCCGCAGCTACGATAGCGACTACGTCCACAATAGCGAGTACAAGGATAAGATCAATGCCCAAAGCCAGACCAATGAGCCCCGAAGAAGCCGACGCGCTGGGAATCCCCCGGACAACGTCAGTAATATCGAGCGCATCCGGCAAGAAATCCGCGCCACCGCCCAAAACCGGGACGCCAAATTCGCCGAATGGCGAGCAGGCGTCGAAGCCCGAATCGGAAAGCTAGGGGGCGCCCAGCCGCCCCCATCGCCTTAAGGCATGGCCGCAAGAGAAAAACATGGCGAAGCGATGAGGTCCTCTCGGCTGTGCCCGGCTTTGCCAACCGGGTCAGCCCAGCACCGCCTCGCCAAGCTCGTGGGTTACTTGGATTGTGGCGTCGGCTCGGTCGGCGGAACCGGAACCGGCTTGCTCAGGTCGGGCGGCGCCGGAATCCAGGCCCATATCGGCGGGTGCGGTTTGCCGCCGGGGCAGCGCTCGGGGAGCCCATAATCGGGATCGACCGGAACCCAGTTACCGCCGCCTGGAGGCTTTGGCAGGCCCTGACCGGGCAGTCCCTGATCGGGCGCGGGCGGCTTCCCGGTCACCGGCGGGCGCGGGAGCCCCTGATCCGGCCCTACCGGCGGCGCGTCCACGCCCCAACCTGGATCAACGGGAATGAATCCCCACAGCGGAGGCAGGCCCCAGCCGGGATCGATGGGTTGCCAGTGGCCGGGAATCCAGGGATGCGGCGGCGCACCTCCCATCGGCGGTTTCTGGCCGGGATGCGGTGGCACGATGGGTGCTCCTGGAGGCTTATTGCCGGGATGGCCCGGCGCGATTGGCAATCCATGCGACGGATAGCCGCCGGGATAGATGGGGCCGGTGCTGATGTGACCACCGCCGGGCAGGCCGTGCGAGGGATGCAGGCCGCCGGGCAGGCCGTAACCGGGATCTACGGGACTCCAGCCGGGTCGGCCATATCCAGGATCGACCGGGCCGCTCGGCTCAGTGACATCCACCCAGCCGGAAATGTGTACTCGACTCATGTTTTTCTCCTTTGGGACGAATTAGCTCAAATCGACCTTTGGGCCGAACCAGTTAATCATTAGAAGCCGCCGGGCTGGAGACTAGCTCCAAGGCAAGGCCAAGCGGATAAAAAACAGCACAATCAATCCCTGACCGGCGGGGCCACCCGTGTTGCCCGTCACGTTGAGCCAGCCCTGAAACGGGACCTGCGGCGACGTGGCGTTCCACAGCGGCAAGCTTCCCGTGATGTTCTGATCGAGTTCACCGAGCGCTGCGCCGAAACTGCCGCCGCTGACAATGTCAGTCGCACCGGACGTCGTCCCCATCGTGAACGCCACCGGCCCCGTCGCGAACGGCGCGAAGCAGACGGAGAGCCACGAGTAGATGAAGCTGCCTTGAGGGAACGCAATCGGGATTGAGAAGTTGCCCATCGTGTAATCGAGCAGCAGGGCCAAAGCGCACGCCCCGGTGCCCGAAACTTGGGGATTCTGCCCTGCTGTAAACGGATATGGGGCGCCCGGCGAGGGACCGCTCACCACCGGCCCCGTGAAGTGCGAACCCTTCGTGCCGGGAATGTTGCGCTGCATCTGCGCAACGGACGTGGGAGCTTTGCCCAAGAGCGGCGGCAAAGAACCCACGAACGGCGTAACGACCGGAGCAGCGGGCGTGACGATCAACGGCGATTCCGTCTCTTCGTGCTGAGGCTCGTGCTGAGGCGGCTCGCTCTCTTCCTGCGCGACCTGACGTACCTGTGACCCATGATGCTTGACGGGCGGCTCCAGCACGCCGGAATCTTTCTTCGACATAATTCTCCTTGGCCCCAGTGTCCTTCCCCCCGCTGAGGCGCCGGGTGAGTAGCGTATGTCCAGAACGCCGGAAGATCGTTAGTTGCTGTTACGGAGAGCCATATACTCCGAGCGGATCTGACCACCCGAAGGAATATCTCTCTCTTGCCTTATAACGAAGCGATCCTGTGTCAAAATCTGGATCGTCGCGCGTCTGCAAGGGCACGCGGGTAAAATGCTTCAGCCCGTTCGGAATGTCAGTGACGATATACCATGACTTAGGATCGACTAACCAGTGATTGACCTTCCAGCCCTCTGGGATGGTCCCATTCGTCCACAACGCATTTACATCGTTGTCGGCGGTTCCGGGCCGGTATTGCGAGCGCAGAATGCGGGTCGCGGTGAAGATCTGCGCCGCCGGAACGACCAACCGCTTGGGCTTGGCCGCGATCAGCAGGCCGCGATCATCGAGCCACAACGAGATCGTCGTGGCGGCGGCTTCGAGCGAAGTCTCGTTCAGATCAGCGGGCGTCGCCGGGGTATTCGCGTTCAAAGCGCCGCCCATCACCAACGGGTGACTCGTGCTGCATAGACTGACGCCATCCCCGCCGGGAAAGCTGGCGTTGAAAGCGTTATTCAAGATCGCAGCGCCCTTCACTTGTTTCGTGTGAGCCATGCTTCTTGCCAGCGCCTTCGTGTAGCGCTTGGAGAGAGAGTCGTACAAGTTATCCTCGAACGCCTCCTCGGTCACCGCAAAGCCCAGCGCAATGGTCTCGTGGGTGTATCGAGCGGTGTAAGTCTCCTGAGCGTCGTCATAGAAGATGGCCTCTCCCTCGTTCTTGACAGGGGCGGGGCCAAAGCCGGTGACCTTGGTTTCTTCCTCAAAACTACGCTCGGAGTTTTCTGCGGTGAAGATGTCCTTTGTCTCATCGTCGTAGCGATTGTATTCCAACCCGAAGAGCGCATTGAGGCCGGGGACCAACTCTTTCATTAGTTGTGCGCGAGATATAGCTGGCATAAGTTATGCTCCCGTCGCATTCAGGTATCGATGGACACCGAAGCACCAAGTGACGATTAAGTCAGTGAAAGGATCGCCCGGCTGCGAACCGGCGCCCGGCGAGGGCATGGCGTCCACGTAAAAAGCAACGATGCGCACCGCCGCAGCGGGAGAGGCTACTCCCGCGCTTACCAGATTTACCTTGCTATCGCCGGTGAAGTTGCTGCCTTGGCCGAAGTTCCCCAGCGCCGCGTTCATGCCAACAACGCCAGCGGGACTGGGACCGAGCACGCCGTCAGCCTGGACGCGCATCAGAATGAACGGATTGTCTACGACCTTCGCCTTCACGTTCGTGGCGCCCGTCGAGAAGATGTTGGCGGGCAGATATTGTGAGTTGACATAGCCCCGGATCGGGTCCTGCCACTCCGCGCCCTGAAAGACGCCGATCACGCCCGGAGGGGCGCTCGTGGGAGTCGCCGAAAGGGGAACGATTGTACCGCCCGTTAGGCCGACGGGATCGCCAAAATAGATTCCGGCGGCGGTCAGCGCTGCGGAAGTCAGCACCGGATAGGTGCGCATGCCCGCAGAGAAATAACCTTCGCCGAGAGTTTTGAGAACCCGCAGACCATATGGGCTCGCAACTTGCGACATATGATCCTTCTGCCGCTGAGCGGCACGATAACTTAAGGTTGCCGGTTGAAGGCCCGCTGGCGCGCCGCTTCCACAAAGCGGCGATCTCCACCGGGACCGAAACCGCGAGAGACAGACGTTGCGTGATCGCGAAACATCGTGCGCATGCGCGGATCTTCTTCCGACTCCAGCTGGTCATTGACCGACTTCATTTGAGCCGCCGCCATGCCGTGATAATATTCCGCACGCTTCGTCATCATGCTCGCGGGGGCGCTGCAAAGCAACAGACCGCCTACCTCGACGCTCTCGGGCCAGCGCGACCCATGGTCCGAGAGGATCATCAGTTCGGGATATTCCGTGCCCACGACAGGCGTCCACCCCTCCCTGAGCGCCGTCGATACGTTGACGGGATCGGCCTGCCCCATGCTGCTGGTTCTGACCCAGCGATGCACGAGACTGGGCCGCTCGTGAGGATCTGGCAGCGCGTTAGGCGGCGCCCATGGCTTCTCTCGCGATGTGGCCTCGCGGGTTTCCGCTTCCCTTGAAAGCCTATCGTTTGGTAGCGATGTCATGATAGCCTCCCTCCGATTGCTCGTCTCTCACAAGCTGCATGGCGTACTGTTCGTTGGTGAGTCCGAACGAGCGCGCCAGCTTGACCTGCGACTCGGTGAGCGTAATGTGACGCGGCCCGCGCTGCGGCCTGGATTCCGATCCGTTCACTCGCGTAGCTGCCGCTACGGCCACCGGACGGTTTCCATTTACCGGCTTTTCGGGCTGGTGCTCCACATTGAAACGCTCGGGGAACTTCTCCCGCAGCCGCCTGTCAATAGTTCCCCAATACTCCTTGGGGTTGGTGTTCTCATTGATGCCCTGTTTCTCCAATGACTCGTGGACCCCCAGAGCGAAATGAGTCATTTCCTCTTCGCCGGGCTTCCCGTACCAGCCGTTGTTGCCCAGCCATCTCTTCGTCCCTTCCGAGACCGGAGGCGGTTGGGGCGTGTTCGGGGCGCCCGCAACCGGCCCGGCTGGCGACGCTGCGGCTGGCGCCTCGCCATCCTTGGACGACGGGGAGGGCCGCAGCAGACGCAGCCGATCACCCTCGGCCACGTAACGCGCGATCTCCTCTTGCGCCGCTAATTCCTGGGCCGGGTCATTATTCTGCCGGGCCGCAAGGAAGCGCTGCTTGGCTTGCGCCAGCTGCGCATCGGCCCTCTGCAGGGCCTGCTCGATCAAGGCGTTTTCGGCGCGCTGCCGGTCGGCCTTGTACTGCTGATTTTCCTGGTACAGCTGGTTGGCCAAGTTGGTGGCCGCCGCCGTGTCGCGATTCGACTGCACCACGCGGCGGCGCCACTCCTGGTTCGCAATATGAAGACTCTTGATGCGCCGTTGCGCGTCTTTCGCGTACCTCCCGATCTCGTCCTCGGGCGGCAGCGTATCCATCTTTTCGACTTCCTCGTCCGACAGCTGCGGCTTGCCCGGCTTCTCATAGGGCTCGACGCTGACCGTCACGGTCTCGCTTTCGGGCTCGGCTTGCTGCGCGACTGCTTCTTCCGCCATCAGGCCCTTTCGACTTCGCTTACGTCGCCGACCACGGCCTGGACCGTATCGTCGTTGACCAGCGCATAAAGACGGCCATGCACCAGAAACCGCGTGCCGCTATAAGGCCGCATCAGGACGTGATCGCCCGTCTTGCACCACGGTCCAGTCGGAAACTTCGCCTTGTCGGCGTAAGCGTCCGGTCCCAGCCTGAGCACGACAGCCCATACCTGCGCCGCCCACTCGCGGTCCCGCACTTCGTCGGGCGCAACCAGATTCGAGTTCAGCCAGCGCTTCAAAGATTCTTGCGGAGGGATGATCTCCACCAGGATGCGATAGCCTGCAGGTTCTATCGTCAACTCCAACTCGTCGTCGTTGACGGGCCGCGTCGCCGTTCCGGTTACGACCCCCGGCGCCTGCGCCATCATCGTCCCCATACGTCACTCCTCGAAGTCCGCATCCCCGTCCTGCCGGTGTTTCAAGCGCGCTTCAGACATTTCGCCAATGGCTACACGTATACCATAGATGACGCCCCGCAGGTACTGCGTCGGCCCCTCGCCCGACGCTTCCAGCTGCTCCCTGTAGACTGCAAGTTGTTCCTCAAGCGCTTTCTTGTAAGCATATTCCCAACCCCGGTCGCCCGCCAGCTGCCTCATTTCAAGCGCAGCACGACCCCGGCGCTGCCACCCTTCGCCATGGGCTTCACTTGCTTATCGTGGCCGTACGCCTTGGTCCGAATCTGCTTGCGCATTTCATCCAGGCGCTTCGCGCCCGCCTTGGTGGACCCGTCGCCCAGCGCGGCCACCGTCCCGGCGTCGATCACATACTCACCGTCGCTCAACAGAACCGGATGACCGCCCGGAGTGGTAGCTTTGATCTCATCCGATTGCCCGGTCCCCTCGCCGCGAAGAAGGCCGCCGCCTGCCTGCCCCTGCCCCTGAAGGGCGTCGCTCGCTTCCTGCGGCTGGCTCTCATCGTCGCCGGGCTCGCCGGTCTGGTCCTGATCCTGATCGCCCTCGCCCTGCTGCTGCTGCTCCTGATGGTGCGACTCCACTAACTGCTGGAGATCGGACAGCGCGCGCGGCCCGAACGTTTGAATGAACGCCTGAATATCGGCCTCGGGATCGGGACTCTGGCCGTCGAGCGCCGCCATGGCGTTCAGCACAACCTGCTTCTCCTGCTGCTCGCTGGGCGATAGCTCGTCGTCGGGCGATTGGACATCCTGCGGATCGTCCTCGCCCCCGGCTGGGCCGCCCTGTTGAAAGTGCGGCGTGCCTGAATGACTGACCAAATGCGGCATGGTATGCATGTGGGCCGCACCCAGCCCGCCGCCGAGGCGCGGCGGACGCATGCCGCCGCCCATCCGGGGATGCATGCCTCTCAGGCCGGGGTCGCGCATCTCGTGCTGCGCGAACTGGGGATTCATCGAGCGCTCTTCCGAGCGCAGCGGATCGCTATAGCCTGTAATGTTCATTTCTGGTCCTTCTGGGTAACAACACACGCATAAAATTCACCGGGCTGGCCCGACGTGGGCTGATCTGGATTCGGAAAGAAATAAATCATGCCGGTGGGCAGGCCCTTGGTATTAGGCACTGAATTCGGGACCTTACCCGCAGGATCGACAACCACCGGCGCCGTGCAGATGAAGCGCGCGGCCACGTCCTCCTGCTTGGCCTGCCCCGTCGATTGCAGCATGAACAGATTCAGGGCGTTGATCAGCCGGAAGAAATACTCCTGATCATAAGCCTGCGGCGGATCGGGCAAGGGCTGATTGATGAGCCGCGCCATAAAGTCACTTCGCCGATGAGACCAAAAGGCCGATGCTCAACAATAGAACCGAAATCCAAAGCGGGACTTTCGGCGTAACTATCGAGGCGATGGTCAAAGCGAAAGCCAGCAAGTACAGAAAAAACGGAATCGTAAACATGAGTTATCTCCTTCCATCCGGCTGCCAGTCGGCGCGGATCGTGCCCAGCCGCCAGCCCACGCCCGGCCCGTCCGACCAGAACTTGAATGAGACCTGCCGGTCGCGCACGCGGATATACTGTTGGCCCGTCATCGGCGTGACCCTCAACTCGGCCCAAGTCTTCTTGGGCTGGAGCGGCTCGCTGCGCCCGTAGATCGTCACCGCCAGCGTCTGCTTGGTCCCGGCGCTGCCCCGGAAAAAGACGTCGGGCACGAGGCGCGACATGTAGAGCTTGTGATCGCCGCCGTCAATGTCGATGTCGGCGCTTTCAATCCAGGCGACCATCGGCTGGCCGTTGGCGTCGTCGCCGTACTCGTGGTAGTAGATCAGATGATTGTCTAAGTCAGTGGCCACCGGGTAATTGCCCCGGCCCATTTCGAGGTAGGCCGTGCGCTGTAAGGTTCCCACTGTCCATAGTTGGTCGATGTAGTTGTAAGCCGCATACCTGTCGTTCTCCAGGCCCGGCGGGTTCGTGGCGGACTGACTGAGAGAAGGATAGAACCAGATGACTTCGTGAAAAGCGTGGTTGTGACCCGCGTAGATCTTGTATGCCTGCTGATAATTGATGTCGGAAAAAATGTAATCCCGCACCGTGCATGGCACCTCCTGCACGCCGCCCGAGTAGACCATGAAAATCCCGTGATCCATCCAGTAGACATTGCCCGCAGCGTTGACCATCGCATTGGGGCCGACGATGGACAAGCCCTGCGCCACCGGCTGAAATCCAAAAACATACGGCATGCCGATATATTGCTGCAGCCATAAGCCTAAGTCGGTCCAGATAAGTATCTGGCCGCTTACCGTGCGGATCGCGCAGATGATGTAACTGCCCGCGCTCAGCTGCTGCGAGCCCGCCGAGTTGGTTCTCAATGGCGTCCAGTAAATGTTCTCCGCATCGCTCCACCGCACCAGCAGCGGGTTGGCCGTCGTCTCGCCAAAATCCTCGCAACCAAAGGCGATCAAGTGCCGGTCGTTGGGAGAGACAAGAATCTGAATCGCGGTCGATGGCGGGCTATCCGGCGTGCCGCCGCCCGATGTATCGGTCCCCGTCGGCAGCGGCCCGGCGGGAGTATTCACGCCGTTGTTCTCGGTCCAATAAAAGATCGGCCCGTTGCGGATGCAAGCCACCAGATCCTCGCCCCAATTGTCGAGCGACCAGAGCCGTATCTGATTGGTCGCCGGATCGACCGCATCGAGCGTGCGCGGATCGAAAGCCTCGCCCCATCCCACCGCAGGGGGCGACGCCGCCGGATAAGAGCCCATCGTGGACGAATAGCCGCCCCACGGCGGAATGCCCCAGCCCTCGCCCACCGAAGCATCGATCAGGCCGGGAGGAATCGGGCCGCCGCCGGACGCCTGCGGCGTGATGTCATAAAACGACTGGCCCCACAGAATATAAAGATTGCTGCTTGTGCCCAGCGCGATGTACTGCGCGTTGCCTTCATAAGACGACCACTGATGGATGTAGCGGCAAGCGCCAGCGAACGACGCGCTCAGTATCTGCAGCCAACCGCCCATTTTTTCCGGCATGCCCTGCCGGAAACGGACCTTGTCACCCCCGAACCAGCCGCCCGAGGCCGTGTAGTTAGTTGTCTCTTTGACGATCCCCGGCGCGAACTGGATCTTGTTCAGCGGCATTTACAGTCGCGTGGCTGCGCCTCCCAGCCCGGCCATGGTCGTCTTGCCGTTGGGCGGCGTCGGCTGCCCCTGCGCGCCGCCGACGTCCAGCTGCGCCAGCAGCGGCTCCAGCCAGTGCCGGTCAGCCCCGATCAGATAGCCCGACGGCCACTCGCGCACCATCTTCAGGAGACGGCTGAATTCGTCTTCCCTCAGGTCGTACTCCTTCGCCGGTAGCGTCTTGCCGACGTCCCACTGCACCTGCACCTGACCATTCACCGAGATCGCCTTGTAGCCAATGGTTTCCTTCTCGCCAGCCGAGAGATCAAACAGATCCTGCAAGCGCCAGAACGTCCGCATCTCGTCTACGCTGGCCCGCTGCACGCCCATCAACGCATGCAGGTTCAAGCGCTGCGTGTAATCCAGAGTCAGTTTCATCAGTTTCTTCCTTTCTTCAGCTGGCAATCAGTTCCGGTATCGTGCGGACGGACCCGACAGTGACCACGGGAGGCGAAGACGGAACGGCCCAATACTCGCGATACACCGGCCCTTTGTCGAGCTTGTAAACAGCGGTGTAATAGACCCCTGCGGGTTGCGCGCCCACAGTGGGATACAACTCGATTGAGATCGCCCCTGCCGAGCCAATGGAGTACGCCTGCTGGCCGGGCGCGACGGTGATGCCCGCCCACTGGAACGCGGGCCACGTCAACGTAATCGTGCCCAAGGGCGACGTGCCATCGGCGTAAAGCAACGTATCCTGAACCGTTGTCATATTGCCGACCACCCCAGCTTCGCGGCGATCTGCTGTATGGCCAGCACCGCCTGAAACAGAATTTCCTGCGTGACGATGCAGAGCAGGTCCACGTCGTCCTTGTCCGAATCGCGCAGCTTGCGCCGCATCGTCAGCACCGCGCCCGGCGCCACCTGCTGAAGCTCTTCCGCCATCACGCTGACGACCCGCTCCCCGTCGCGCGTCCCGCCAAGGCCGTTGTACTCGGCCTGGACGGGATGCAGCCGGTTGATGATGGAAAGGCCCCCTTCGAGCGGGCGGATGTTGCGCTTCACGCGATAGTCGGAAGGGTTCAGATTGGTGATCGTGTAAGCGCCGTAAGCGCCGCCCGCGAACCCGATCTGGATGCCAACCCCGCCGTTGATACTCATCCCCGTATAAGTACCTTGGGGGACGCCGCCGTAAGAAAGCGTGATGCCCGGATTGAACGCCGCGCCGTTCATCTCATAGCCGGTCGCATTCACGATGCCGTTGGACTTGACGGAGCCCGCCGTCAACGCGCCATTGACGGTCGCGGCGCCCGTGACCGTTATCGAAGCGAACGTCGGATTCGAGGGCATGACGAAAGTAACCGCAGCCGTAGCCTGCGTCGTGCCATCAGGAAACTGAAAGCCGCCCGCCGTAGAGTGAACCCAGCCGCCCACGGTCAGCGCCTGATCCGGGCTCACGCCGATGCCGACTGCTCCCCCGTTGGTGATGTACACGCGCGCCGCGCCGCCGGTAAAGAACGTCAGGCCGTTCAGATTCGACGCGCCCACCCGGCTCGACCCGATGCCCTCGCCCGAAGCGCCGCCAAATGCAATGTCGATCTGGTTGTTGTTGCTCGCCCCCGAATCTACGATGACGGAAGCGCCCACCGTCAGCGAATTGCCGTTGATGGCCCCGCTCACCGAAAGAGAAGCGCCGCTAACAGCCCCGCTCGCGGAAAGAGAAGCGCCGCTAATAGCCCCGCTCGCGGAGATCGCCCCGCTCGCAGAGATCGT